TCGCTCTGAAGTACATCCTGTTGTCCCCAAAGACGCAGGAGTCATGTACAGATGGAGATTATGACATGTTCGACGAGCGTGAAAACGATCGCGACTACGACAAGGCAGAAGAGAAATCTGATGCCGGGGATGATGACTGGAATAACTTCGACGAGGACGACGACTATCAAAGGTCCGTCTACATTGGAGGAAAAGCCGGCCATCGCTCTTATACAGCGATCTCCAGAAGTGCCTACACTCAGGCTCAAAGAGACGCTGATTTTGCGAAAGAAGATTTACTCATCGAACGCGGAATCATGCGAATCGGATCCTGGGCTGACGCTAGTGACGACGACTTGAGCTTCCTGCAAGGGAAAGCTTTTGAATCAGGTGGCCTTGTTACTGACACCTCTGTTGAGAAGACTTCGGTCCCATCAGCATTAGTATCAGCTACTACGAGCCTCTTGGTTTCGCCCCCTCAGAACGGGGCGACGTCCCCGTCATCAACCGTGAATGGCACAGATACGTCTACGGTGAAAGTGGATGCGCCCTCACCTCCGAACCCGACGCCAGTCTCTTCTCCAACCAGCTTGGAGAGTACAACTGGATCTGTTCAGGAGAAGAAGACGCCTACGTTGTCGTCGGCACCACCCGGTGTCGATTCTCCTCTAGCGGGGGGAAAGAAGAGAAACTCACGACAACGCAAGAAAAAGCAGAAGTCCCTGGTCTCAGCAACTGGCACCAGCCCGACCTCACATCTCGCGCCTCCTACATCAGTTTCGGCTACCAAGCAAGTAACAGAGTCAAAGGAGCCAAACCCGACCCCAAAGTCCTCGAAGAAGTCACCGAAAGGATCCTCGGCCAATACCCAAAAACCGAAGAACCCCACGGTTTCCGAGAGAATGTTGATCGTCAACGCAATGCAGAAATCCTACGCGGACGCATTGCGTGGTTTGTAGAAAGAGAAGTCCCAAAAGACAGTAAACCCGGAGTCCCGTATTCGAGACTAGGGACCTGTAATAAGGATATCCTTTCCGAGAACCTCGAACGGATCACTAACCTCGTTCTCGAGCGCCTAGAGCGCCTTGCTGAGAAAGACATATCTCACTTGTGCGCTGTGGAGCTCGTTAAACTTGGCTATTGTGACCCCGTGCGTGACTTTACTAAGAAAGAACCCCATTCAACGAGAAAGACTAAGTCTGGAAGGATGCGTCAAATCGCCGCTGTTTCTATCGTGGACCAACTAATCGAAAGATTGTTGTGTGCTACGCAGAACAAGAAGGAGATAGACGTTTGGTACAAGATACCCTCCGCTCCAGGACTAGGTCTATCGGACGATGCCCAACTCTCAGCTTTATATCAACGGATTATATCCATGATGGCTGATGGAGAAGGAGCAGAAGCCGACATCGAAGGATGGGACTGGTCTGTGAAGTCATGGGAGTTAATGTGGGAAGCCGAGGCTCGTATCAAACTGGGAAACTTTTCTGATAGAACTGCCCTTATCCTGAGGAATAGGTTTCATTGTGTGGCCAATAGCGTTTACGCTATGCCCGATGGTAACCTTATCGTCCTTAAGGAGCCTGGCGTTCAGCTCTCAGGCTGTTACAACACATCCTCCACAAACTCTCGCCTTCGCGTGCTAATTGCGTACCTTATCGGTGCTCTATGGGCAATCGCTATGGGTGATGATTGTGTTGAGGAAGCTGTGGATAACGCCCAAGAGAAGTACTTGGCACTCGGTCATCGAGTGAAGATGTACAATCGGAGGAAGAAGGAGTTCGAATTTTGCTCCAATCTGTTTTCTGAAGCAGGAGCTTGGCCCGTTGACGGGACCAAGACGCTTTACAGGTTGTTAGAGCAGAAGAAGATCACCCCAGAGTTTCAGGTTCAGTTTCGCAATGAAATGCGCAACAGTCCTCGACTTCTCGAATTTCTACAGTCTGTTGAGAGGGTTTTGACGGCGGGAGGGCAAAGTTAGGAAACTAATTTTGCAATGCCGTCAAAACGCAACAAAAACAAATCCAAACAAAACAAGTCATCTCGGCGAAAGCGGAGAGTGAGAGCCCCCACCCGGGAAGCTCAGTCAACAAACCCACCAGCACAACGCGTGTCAATGGGGGAGGCGATTGGGAAGAAACTAGGTGGAGCCCTCGGAAATTTCGCTGGTCGAAAATTCCGGTCACTCTTCGGATCGGGAGATTACTCCGAAGAACATGCCAAGTCAGGTCTTGACCTCAATGCCAATTCAATTGTGCAACCAATGTCCGCCGCTCAGGTGCCATTGATTGGTGCAGCGCCATCGTCCCATCACGGGGCAGTTATGGTGCAGCACCGTGAGTACATACTAGACTTGCAACTGCAATCCGGGGATAATCTCTGGTACTACCGTATCAACCCGGCTAACCCTCTCATGTTTCCGTGGCTACACACCCTAGCCCAGAACTTCGAGCAGTGGATGGCCATTGGTATAGTCTTCGAGTTCGTCTCAACCTGCGGTAACGCCGTGTCCTCCGTCCAAACAAACCTGGGCGATGTGAACATGGCGACCCAGTACGACGTCTCTATCCAACCGATTGTCAACAAAGTCCAATTACTCAATAACTTTTACGCGACCTCCGCGGCGTCAAGCCAAAACTTGATGCATGCGGTAGAGTGCGCCCCAGAGGACACCCCAATCCAACCCATGTTTATCCATTCTGATGCTAACCCGTTGGTGCCTACTGACCCTAGATTGCAAGATCTTGGGATCTTTACGATACTGACTGGGGGTGCTCAGTCTCCGGATCTCTTTACATGCGGACAGTTGTGGGTCTCGTATGAGATTATGCTCCTCAAGCCTAAAGTGTACAGGCCACCTATCTTATCTGCACCATTAGTGACAGCTCTCGAGCTGTCACGAAAGTGTGAGGAGAAGGAAGAGCCTCGCATCTCCGGCGCAGCCTTGATTGCTGACATGTCAGCTCTCGAGGTTGAGGAAGAGGAAAGGTACAATGTGACCCCTGAGGGAAAACCCCGGCCCCGTGCTGGTCTTTTCTTTCAGAAGTAGCTTGATGCAACGTCTAAGTCGAGACGTTAAACTGACACTCCGTAACGAGGGTAAACTAGTCCAACGTGACGTTAAAACGGCGAAGCTTAAGTGCCCCATCGAGTAGGGCAGCCAGAACTTCTTAAATCTCGGTTCCCCCTGCGAGGTTGATGCGTTGAGGTAGATACGTGCTATCAGTCTAGGTTATCTAGGCGTAACCACCTATCCCCAACGTGTCCCCGCAGGGTGGACAGGCGAACATAAAATCCAGCTCAAAACTGGTGCCTGTTGTTCTGAAAGTTGAACCAGG